ATTTCTTCTGATGTTGAGAATGCAGTTGTTCCTGCACCTAATGTTGCATCGCTATCATATAAAGCGATTTTATAAGTGTCGCCTGTTGTTGCTGTAAAATCATGAACTCCTTTTAAAAGTTCTACTTTAAAACTTGTACAAATCGCTGATGTTATTGCCATAAATTATCTCCTATGGGTTTGCTGAGTTTACTGGAATTCTGACTGCACCATCTGTATAGTCGTCTCTTCTTCGTCTTCCAACTTGCTCGTTAGCAAACTTCTGTACTTCTTGTTTATACTTTTGCTCATACAAAGTCAACATATCTGCTGGGCCTTTTAAAAAGCCATAAGTCTCTGCCAAACAGCAATATAACAGGCCATTTGGGAAATTTAAGCTAATATAGTTGGTGTCATTATTCTCTAAAAGATCAGGCATTTTATTGTAATGCACTCTAAATTTATAGTTAGTGTTAGGGGTAGGAGATAAAAATATACGCCCTGAATTAGTGTCAGCTTCACCTGTAGCGCCACCAAACATAGCATAGTATTTTGGTTTACCTTGTGCTGCAGCTGTTCCTGTGATCGGTTGATATTCTTGTAGATAGGTTACATCTTTTTTTTCCAACCATGTGTTAGATCCTGTAAGCACGGCGCTTGAATCATAAACTTGTATACCTCTGATAAATAAACATCCTGCAGGGGCATTGATTGTTTCTTGTCCTGGAACTAAATTACCAGATTGTTGTCTTCTATCAGCATCAATAGGGACATCCCTCATGATTCTATATTGTGCATTTAAAATAATATTTTCTAAAACAGCATCTGTTAAAACATTTGAATCTGTTTCAGTATAACTTTTAATTTGTGTTTTTAATCCTGATGCGCTTAATCCTGCCATTATGCTTGTTGTGTAACTGGTCCAGCGGACGCAGATCCACCTCCTCCTATTTCTGTTAATGAAGCTGTTGCTCCAGATGGAAACGTATAATTATTAGCATCTGTTTTAGTAATTGTAAATCCACTTGAACCATTTATAGTAGCCGCCGGTATACCACCAACTAGTTCAGCATCTCTAAATCTAACGACGTCACCTGTAGATCTACCATGATTCGGTTCATTAACCGAAACTGTTGCAGAGCCACTTGTTGCCGTAAATGCATTTAAAGGTAAAAGTCTAGGTGTGGCAGGTTCTATTCTTGGTGGTCTAACATTACGCAAAGATATTGCATCACCATTCATAGGTTTTGGTTCTAATTGTGGTTGCTTTGGTTCAAATTCTGATATGTGCACAAAAGATCCATTCCATTCTCTAACCATTTCTTTATATGGAAAAGTCATTCCTGATCTATCTGACACTGCCTTTGCATATTTTCCTGTTGCGTATTTTGCCATTATGTACTTGGGTAATAAGCTTTAGGTGTAATGTATGTGCTTGAAGCTGACCCATCCTCCGCTAATGCTCTTGCTAATTCATCTTCATAAACTAATTTCATGGGTTGAATTAACTCTGGCTTATATTTTTGTGATAAATAATATGCAAGTCCTGATACCATACAAGGCACAAATCTAAATGGCACATCACTTGCGTTTGTGTAATCTCCAACATCTTGTATTCTTTTTATAAAAAAGAAATGCATATCTTTTGATGCATTTGTTGAATCTGGTGTAGGGTAAATATGTATTCTAACTTTATCTATAAATCTTTCTACCCAATACTGATTCGGTGTTCCTTTTGATAATTTATTAGAAAAAGCTGCATAAGTAGATCTATCTACTTTTGTCATTGGCGAATCAGATTGAGTTGTTTGAGTTCTGTTAGATCTTAATTGTGCCTCTAACACGTCAGATATACCAAACACACTAGCTGGATCTGTAGTTGTAGCCGATGTCCCATCATCACTAGATCTAAAAAAGTCATAATCAGACTGACCCTCTATTAAATCTAAATTAGTAGAACCTATTTCCCAGTAGTGAATACCTCTGTTTCCCCATTCTTGAAATAAAATATTAAGGGATCTTCTTGCAGATTTTAATTGATAACCAGATACGTTTTGTAAACCAATACGCTCGTGAGCTTCTTCTATTATCTCATCGATAGCAAAAGTTTTGTCGAACGTAACTG